CCTCAAGGATGGCTCACGTATGCTCAAGGCTCTAAGCATGTTCGCTTGGCAGCTACGCTCAAAGACCCGCACAGGGCAGACTAACGCCGCTGCTGCGATTGCCACTCCGTCTACCGCTGGATCAACTGCGGTTATGGGTGACAACATGGAGCTCACCTCGATGCCTCGTGCAAACTCTGTAGATCTTGGCGACGGTCGCCCTCTAGGCTCGATGGTTGCATCTGCCCTTGAGGTTTCAGTTGTCGCTTTGCTCTCTGACCCAGGAACCTCTGGCGCTTACGGAACTGCACAGACTCTAGACGTTCCTACCCTGAAGGCCATGGAGGCTCGTCAGCACGTGTGGACTTTGTTCTACCGTCGCGTCATGAACTTCATTGGCGCTAAGGATGTAGAGATCAACTGGCCAAAGATCGAGACCGAGCCTTCACAGCGCATGGCTCAGGCTTTGGTTCTTGCACACGAAGCAGGCGCTCTGTGGGATGACGAATTCCGTGAGGCGATCATCGAAGTTCTTGACATCAAGAAGCTGCGCACCACTGTGCCAACTGCTGGTGCCACTAGCGACTCCGGCTCAAGCATCGTTCCGTCACAGGGTAATTCAGGTGCCGCTGGATCGATGCAAGACAACGCAAACGACCTACGAGCTCAAGACGCGCAACCTACTGCATAGCATTGTGCATGGTATACTTATACCTAGCACGATGACTTATTGGAGAATTTATGGCTACTGAACTCAAGGAAAACCTTGGTCTAGCACTTGCATCCCCTATGAAGGGCAACAAGTGGAAAGTAAAGGTTATCGAAGCTGGATGGGGTAGCTCAGGCTACTACGGCGCTGAGATGCTCGCGCAGTACGGCCCATCTGTTTTTAAGAAGGGCACCAAGGTTTTCATGAACCACCCTTCAATCTCAGAATCTAACGATCGACCAGAGCGTGACGTAGAGAAGCTTGCTGGAAAGCTTGCTTCAGATGCGTACTTCACCGAGAATGGTCTCGTAGCAGATATCGAATTTTACTCTCACTACGCTCCGATTATCAAGGAGATGGCTGAGGATGTAGGCTTGTCAATCCACGCAATGGGTAATGCCACTGTTGGAGAGGCAGAGGGCCGTCAGGGTCCTATCATCGAATCGCTTGTGGCAGACCCGCTAACAAGTGTAGATGTTGTAACCGTAGCCGGAGCTGGTGGCAAGTTCTTGTCACTGCTTGAGAGCTACACAAGAAAAGACGATGAGGCAAGTATGCTGTCGGAGTCTGTATCGGAAGGAAATGAAATGCTAACTAAGGAAGAGTTCGAGGCTGCGATTGCAGACCTAAAGACTACCCTAGTTGAGGCTTTCAGCCCTCTGCAGGAGTCTGTAAAGTTCCTAGTAGAGTCTGCAACTCCTGCTGAAACTGAAGAGGCTACCGAAGAGGCTGCCGAAGAAGTTCCTGCATTGGACCCTGTAGAAGTTGCTGAGAAGTTCAACGAATCTGGTCTTCCAAAGATTTCGCTAAAGCGTGTAGCTGAGGCAATGAAGTCTGAGACCAACACCAAGACCGTAGACGAGCTGATCGCTGACGAGAAGTCATACGTCACCGCTGTAAGCGAGTCTGCAGCTTCTGCTGTTAACACCTTCGGTGTTATCGAAGAGGCATCAACCAAAACCAATTCAGCTAACGAGTTTGACGCAATCGTGTCACGCCTAGCTGGTAAGTAAGTAAAGGAAAGTAAATGGCTCTTAACGAGATTTACAAAGTAGCCAGTGAACTGGTCTTCCCTGTTGCAAGCACCGTTGTATCGGGCGACTTGGTTCAGGTTGGTCAGGTTGTTGGTGTCGCACAGCAGGACGCAGTTCTAGGCGAGGATGGCAACTACTACGCCACCCTAAAGCTAGACGGCGTTTTCAAGTTCACTACCTCAGTTGCAGTTACCGTAGGCGCTAACGTCTATGTAACCTCTGCTGGAGTTATCAACGTTACCGCTTCTGGTAACAAGTTCATCGGCCACGCAATCAAGGCAAAGACTACCACCACCGCTGGTGACGTGTACGTTCGCCTGGTTTCAGCAGCGTAAGGAATATAAACAATGACTGAAAACATCACTACCCGCCAGATTGAGGCTGCAAAGCTTCTCGAAGGTGCACTTCGCGGCGACCGCATGGACAAGCTCAAGCTTCAGGAAGGTATCTCTACCTCTGACCTACCTGTGCAGCTTAACCCAACCCTAAACAAGATCATGCTTGCGAACTACGCAGACCAGCCAAAGGTCTGGAACACTTTCGCACAGAAGCTTGTTGTAGACGACTTCAAGAAGGTTAACTACCAGAACCTTGCTTACGAAGACGAGGGTGTCGACAACATGGGTGACAAGTTCCGCGAGGGCTCACTACCTACCGTTGGCGAATACGACGAGTACCCTACCATCGGTTGGTTCTCACTAACCGAGGCAGAGTTCGCAGTCAAGAAGGCCGGTTCACGTGTACGCTTCTCATGGGAGTCAATCGTAAACGACGGCAACATTGGTCTACTTGAGCGTCTACCTCTAGAGCTTGCTCGCAAGGCAGCCGGTAAGGAAGACGAAGAAGTTACCAAGCAGCTAGTTACCTCTTCAGGTCTAAACACTGCTAACTTCAAGACCGCTAACCAGAACATCCTAACCGGAAACCCTGTTCTTTCGCTAGAGTCTCTTGAGGCTGCTATCACCGCTGCGAACGTACAGACCTACAACGGTAAGTCGATCACCCCTCTAAGCCGCTTCGTTCTAGTTGTCCCACAGGCACTAGAGCTAGAGGCTAAGAAGATTCTTGCTATCCAGCAGGTTCGCACTGAGATCACCGTTGGTGACACTGTTACCTCAACCGTTTCAGGCAACCCAATCGGTTCTTCGATCCAGATCGTTGTGAACCCATGGATCAAGAAGATCTACAACAACTCAGCAGCAGACAAGTTCTGGTTCCTACTTCCAGTTCCATCTGACACCCTAAACCCAGGTATCGTACTTGGCTTCCTACGCGGTTACGAGACTCCTGAGCTTCGTATCAAGGCTGACGGTGGCTTGTTCCTAGGTGGCGGTGCAGTTCCTGCTCGTGACGGTGGATTCGACTCAGACGACTTCCAGATGCGTATTCGTCACATCGCAACTGGTGGCTTCTTGCTTCCAACCGGTACCATGGCTTCAACTGGTGCAGGCGCTTAATAGCTCCTCACTAAAGATCTCCCTCGGCCTTCGGGCCGGGGGTTTTCTTTTGCTTGTAGGAATCCACCTGTGCTATAATATTCGAGTAGGTTAACTCCTTTCCTACTGTGTGTGTTTGAAAACCGCCCTGTTGAGCATTTATCGCTCCGGGGCGGTTTTCGTTTATTTATGATAGAATAGACCATATGATCATCTTCCCGGACCACAACCTACCTCGCCAGTCTGCTGACTGGGGAGATAAGGTCGAGCAGGAAATAAAGAAGCTCGATAAAAGATCTGGCGGTGGTGCTGGTGCATCTGGTTCAGATGGCAACCAGGGACCGCAGGGTCCACAAGGAGAGGCTGGCCCACAAGGCCCGCAAGGAGAACAAGGTGTTCAAGGAGAAACTGGCGCTACAGGCGCTACAGGGCCTCAAGGCGAAACAGGCCCACAGGGAATCCAGGGTGAAGTCGGACCGACTGGCCCTCAAGGAGCTCAGGGCATACAAGGCCCTGCTGGCGCGGATGGTCTGGATGGCGCTGATGGCGCAACTGGGCCTCAAGGTCCCCAAGGAATTCAAGGCGAGACCGGACCTCAAGGAATCCAGGGCATCCAGGGTGCGACAGGTGCTACGGGACCTCAAGGTCCTGCTGGGGCTGACGGGCTCAATGGCGCTGATGGCGCTACGGGTCCGATGGGACCTCAAGGCCCTCAAGGTCTTAAGGGTGATAAAGGCGATACTGGAAACCAAGGCCTAACCGGCCTCTCGGCCTATCAGGTCGCACAGATGAACGGCTTCACAGGGACTGAGGCCGAATGGCTTGCTTCCCTCGAAGGGCCACAGGGTGCGACTGGCGCGACAGGGCCAAAGGGCGATACAGGTAATACAGGAGCAACTGGTCCACAAGGCCCAGCCGGTGCAGATGGTGCACCATACGGTAATATAGATGGTGGAACACCGACAAGCATTTACGGTGGCATACCTAGTATTGATGGCGGAAGCGTGATTATTTAATGGCAGTTCAAATTCAACTTAGAGGCGGCACACTCGCTGAGTGGACCGCAGCTAATCCTATTATTGCGATCCGCGAGATGGTTCTTGAGACTGACACAGATCAGTTCAAGATCGGTAACGGCGTAGACAACTACCTAGACCTGCCTTATGGAGGAATCCAAGGGCCTGCTGGCAGTTTTGACGCAACGGTAATTGACGGCGGAACGGCCTAGTCAAGGTAGAATAGAGTTATCATGGCAGACATCCCAAGCAATCTTTCATACGGTACAGTTACCGGGCGTTTCCTTCTGGCATACGCTGACTCAAACGATGCGGAACTAAACCCGGATGCTGTACCAGCTCAGGGAACTGTTTACTTTACGCCATCCCCAAACTACATCAAAGACGCTAGTGCGTCTCCAGCTCCTGTAACAATCCTGCCTAGCGCTGTCGAGTGTGCGCTTGACTCAGAGGGTTACGTAGTCGGCTACGGAACTGATCGCGGTGTGCGTCTTGTTGCAACCGACGACCCGCAGGGGAACCCGGTTGACTGGACCTGGGATGTTCAGTTCCGACTAACCGACGCTACTGGAACTCCAGTACGCACAATCCCAAACTTTAGCTTCGCGCTTCCTGGCGGTAGTACTGTCGACTTGACAACCGCCATGCCAGTGACTGACTCAAATGGCACCTACTACCTAGTTGGACCTGCTGGCCCTACTGGACCAACTGGAGCCACCGGAGCGACTGGAGCGACTGGAACTGCTGCAACGATCTCTGTTGGCACAGTAACAACCGGAGCCGCTGGCTCAAGCGCATCTGTGACCAACGTCGGCACTACTGGGGCTGCTGTATTTAATTTCTCAATCCCAAAGGGCGACAAGGGTGACAAGGGTGACACTGGTGACACTGGTGCAGTAGGCCCAACCGGAGCTACTGGCCTAAACTGGCAGGGAACCTGGTCTAGTGGAACTGACTACGTAAACGACGATGCCGTCTACTACAATGGCTCATCTTGGTTTGCTGCTGGCGATCCAACCGTTGGCGAAGTTCCAGAGATCGGGGCAACCCACTGGATGCCACTTGCTTTGCAGGGCGCTACCGGTGCTACCGGAGCCACCGGCCCACAGGGACCTCAAGGTATTCAGGGTGAGCCTGGAAACCTAGGCGATCTAGCGGGAACCTTGCCTATCACTTATGTCGGTTCAACAATTGGATTCGACCCAACTTATATTTCGTTCATTGACGGAGGAACTGCCTAATGCCTGTGCAGACTGTAATTAAAGTACGCCGCGATACGGCTGCGAACTGGATTTCAACCAACCCAACACTCGCTGCTGGTGAGATGGGTCTTGAGACCGACACTGATCTATTCAAGTTCGGTAACGGCACTAGCGCATGGACTGCACTTGCCTACTCCTCATCTTCACGCACAACTCAGATTGCGAAGAATGACACTGGCGCTTCGGCGGCTAAGGGCTCAGTTGTCTACATCTCTGGAGCTAACGGCACTAACGCCCTGTTCTCTCTCGCTGATGCGGGTGCGGAAGCAACTTCGAGCAAGACCGTTGGACTCCTAGCGCAGACACTGGCAACTAACGGCATTGGCGCTATTGTTACCGAAGGTCTGCTATCTGGGATTAACACCGGAAGTGCAACCGCCGGTCAGTCTGTATGGCTATCTTCAACTGCTGGAGGTTTTGTATTCAACGCTCCGCCAGCAAAACCAGCTCACAGCGTATACCTCGGCGTGGTGACTCGTGCACACGCAACCGAAGGCGAGATCTTGGTCAAGGTTCAGAATGGCTACGAGCTCGAAGAGTTGCACAACGTGAACATCTCAAGCCCAGTAGCGGGCCAGTCATTGACCTATGACGGCACATACTGGGTAAACGCGGCAGCAGCTGTCGAATCAATCAATCCATTCCTACTAATGGGAGCATAAATCATGGCAATAACCTATAAAGTACTAGCGCAGTCGGCACCGTCTGCTACCACTAATACAGACATCTATACCGTAGGTGCTGGTAAGAGCGCCATCATCAGCACAATGACAATCTGTAACCGCAGCGGATCAGGATACGCCTACCGAATCGCTATCAGACCAGCCGGTGCTACGCTTGCCGACCAGCACTACATCGTTTATGACGCTCCTGCTGGCGGTGCAGATACAGTGACTCTAACCCTAGGAATTACTCTAGCGGCAACGGATGTTGTCACGGTCTACACTCAGGGCGCTACGCTTTCATTCAGCCTATTCGGCTCAGAAATTAGCTAATCATGGGTGTTACTAGGGTTCGCAAATCCTCGGTAAGATCTGGCGCAAAGTACACCAAAGCAAGCGCTGGAGCGCCGGGTTACGCCTGGGTTTCCGGAGGGCAGCAAAGCAGCACGCTGACTGGTGGCTTTACGTCGCCTATTGACGCATCAAGCGTTGCTTGCATGAGAACAGCAGATGGTCAACCTCAGATCATTAGGCACAACGGCTCCCCTGGAGCAAGCAATGGCTCTGTTG